ATAGGTGCTGTCGTCGCTGCCGTCACCCTTCGACTCGATGAAATCAGCCTCCGCATCGAGCCACATCGAATCGACGTGGAACTCGTCGTTGAGCGTGCCGCGGTAACCGTCCACCGCTTCGCGCACTGCCTCGGCTGCTGTCTCGGCTTCGATGCTGCTGTCGGCCATCACGTCCACCTGGATCAGTGCCGACGACATATCCGACGATGCGGCGAGATGATGCCCTGGCGCATCGGCTATGCGTGACCACAGCAGATATGGCCGCGAGGCTGACTGCGGCGCCAGGCCGGGAAAGATGCGCCCAGCCACGGCAGCGGCGATGCCGGCGTTGCCTTTCAGGTAGCGCGTGATTTCGTCCTTCAAGGTCATGCCGTCACGCCCGTGTCCGTCGCTGCGATTGAAGTCGTGCGCTGCTTGCCGGCCTGGTCGTGCGTGGCGCCGTTGATGTCGTAGACGATGCCGCGCACGATCAGCCGGTGCGTGTCTGCCTGCAGCACCGGGAAGCTGCGCATACGGATGCTGTGCGTGTTGCGAACTTCCTGCTGCCCGCCCTCGAGAACTTCATCGCCGGCATCGGATGAGATCGAGGCCCAGCGTGTTGCGATCGTTGTCCAGGCGCGTGAAGTCTGCCCATGTGCATCGGCGCTTTCCTGGGCCTGCTGCACTTCGACTCGGTTTCGCATTTGACCTGCGGATGGCATCAGATTGACTCCCCGTGTACGCTCATTACCTGCTGTTCAATTGCAATCGCATCCGAATTGAGAATCACGAAAAATTCGTTGGCATCGCCGGTCATGTTTACGATGCAGTCCTCGAAAGACCAGACAAACTGATATGCTTCGCCAGACAGTTGCTCATTGAACGAGCCTTGATCGGCGCCCAGTGACCATCCGACGGGTGCTGTCTTGATCGGCTGCGGCGAGATCGTATGAACGACGGTCGTATTCTGCCGCACCTGGACTTTGATGCCGACAGTCAGTGCAGTCTCGTCCATGTATTCGTTGTGAGTAGCAGCGGAATCGATAAAATATCCGTTCAGTCTATGCAGGCAATATGTCTCGCCGCTGCCCGGCTTACAGACGAAGGATAGATGTATCGCACCGGCGCTCGAATATGAACCATTGCCGGCAACATCTGCTCCCGCTGGCGTGGTCAGCTCGAATGTGTTTGCCGTCTTATTCGCGACGACGTGCAGGTCATTTGCGGCTGTGTTTCCGACGACTCCGGTGATGTGTACAAAGTCGCCATCGCTGTACCCGTGGCTTGATGAAGTGACGACGATCGGTGTGGCATTGGTCGCACCGGAAACAGATTTCGCTGCGAATACCTGGTTGATCGTGCCGGTGCCGTCACCCTGGCTGTCGAGTACTTGGCTCAACTGGCGGGATGGACTGTATGCGATCATATCGATTCTCCGTGTACGCTCATTAGTTGCTGTTCGATTGCGATTGAATCGCTGTGCAAGACTACAAAAAAATCGTCTGTGTCACCGTTCAGATTCATCAAACAGCTTGAAAAAATCCAATTAAAAGCATAAGCCGAGCCGGGCATTTTGTCGACCATTGCGTTCGGCCCTCCGCCCAGTGACCATCCGACCGGGGCTGTCTTAATCGGCGTCGGCGATACCGTATACTTCAGCGTTGTATTCTGCCGTACTTCGATTTTGATACCGACGGACAGTGCTGTCTCGTCCATGTATTTATCGTCTGTCGAAGCGGAATCTTGGAAATATCCAGTGAATTTATCCACGCAATATGTCTCGCCACTGCCCGGCTTGCACGCGAAGGATAAATGCGCAGCACCGCCACTTGAGTATGAACCGTTGCCGGCGACGTTTACTCCCGCTGGTGTGGTCAGCTCGAATGTGTTCGAGGTCTTGTTTTGGATCACGTGCAGGTCATTTGCAGCAGTGTTTCCGACGACTCCTGTGATGTGAACAAAGTCGCCATCACTGTACCCGTGGCTCGTTGCTGTCACGACAATGGGCGTGGCATTGGTTGCACCCGAAACCGTCTTTGCACTCTGTGCTTGGTTCACCGTTCCGGTGCCGTCGCCCTGGCTGTCTATTATCTGATCGAGCCGTCTGGATGGACTGTATGCGATCATATCGTCTCGCCGTGGATGCTCATTACCTGTTCCTCGATAGCGACTGAATCGCTGTGGAGAACTACAAAAAATTCGTTGGCATCACCGTCGAGATTGATAAAACAACTCGAAAACCGCCAGGCGAATGAATGCGCTGCACTGCCCAGTGACTCGGCAAACATCATCGGCAATGCACCCAGTGACCATCCGACCGGGGCCGTCTTAATCGGCGTCGGTGAGATCGTATGTATCAGCGTTGTGTTTTGCCGCACCTGCACTTTGATACCGACGCTCAGTGCAGCTTCGGCCATGTAAAGATCGTCCGTCATGCCGCTATCGAGAAAATACCCGGTGAATTTATGCAGGCAGAACTGCTCGCCAGATGCTGGCTTGCACGCGAAGGATAAATGCGCAGCACCGCCACTTGAGTATGAACCGTTGCCGGCGACGTCCGTGCCTGCTGGTGTCGTCAGTTCAAAGGTGTTCGATGTCTTGCTTTGGATCACGTGCAGATCGTTGCACGCCGTATTCCCGACGACGCCCGTGATGTTCACAAAGTCGCCGTCGCTGTAACCGTGACCTGTTGCCGTCACGACAATGGGCGTGGCATTGGTTGCACCCGAAACCGTCTTTGCACTCTGTGCTTGGTTCACCGTTCCGGTGCCGTCACCCTGGCTGTCGACTACTTGATCAAGCCGACGCGAGGTCGCATACTGTATCGCCATCTTATGTCCACTCCGTCGTGTGAATGTGTAGCTGTCGGTATATGTCGTCCGAGGTCGGATTGATCGCGAACTGCACCAGGCCGACCTGCGATACAAGGCTCTCGCGGTTTTCATATAGTTGCCCCGCATCCAGATTGATTGCGGCCTTGATGATCTCCGGCACCTCGTCGATGTAGATCGTGCCGGTGCCGTCGCTGCTGATGCTGATCGCAGTGCCGCCGGCGGTCAGCGCCAACTTGAACGTCGAGCCGCTCACGTCGCGGATAAAGTACGCGGTGTCGGCAGTCAGGCCGGTCGGGACATCGCCGCCGACCGAGAATAGACGCACCTGCATATTGTCGGCATACGTCCTGCCGCCGGCGGTGATCGTGAATACGTTCGTGGCATTGACTGCCGTCACGACTGAACCATACCCGGCGACATAGGTGATCGTGATCGCGTCCGGCTGCGCTCGAGCCGAAGGCCAGGAATTGCCGAAGCCCAGCACCACGCGGCCCGGCTCGCTCGTCCGGTCGGCGCTGTAATCGCTACTGCTGAATGTCTGCGTCGCGCCATCGGTATCGACGTACTGGATCGAGGATACCGATAGCAGCGGTGGCTTCGGTAGTTCGATCGTGTCGGTGCCTGGGAATGCGTCCAGCTTCAGCACCCAGGTAGCCGGCGCGAATTGCCGATTGGTCACCTGCTCGCCACGCACTACCGCTGCCGCCAGGTGCGCCGTGATCAGCGCATCGTCGTCATCGATGTCGATACGGCTGTGCTGCTTGGCATCGGCCAGCGTGACCGGCGACCAGGTTGCGAGCTGCGATTGGTGCAGGTTCATTTGCTTTTCGCTGCTGTCTTCTTCGCTGCCGCCCGCTTTTTCGGGGCTGTACAGTAGCCGCCATCGATCAGTACTTTCGCAAGCTCCGGCGCGATATCCTTGACCGGGATCTTGTCGCCAGCCTCAAACTCGCGCCCGCCGACCGGCGGCGTGTACCGCTTGTTAAACGTGTAGACACTCGCTGCCATGCTTCCGCCCTCCGGGGCAATAGATGCCGGAGTCCTGCTACTGAGGCGAGGCCGCTTCACAGGGTGCTCCGGCGATCTGCTGCTATTAGGTTATTGCCGAATCAGTCACTGACTGCGGGAACCGGGGATCGGACAGGATAATCAATATCCCTGCCAGTACCGGATCGTTTGCAGACTCGACTGCGTGCAACCTGACATAGCTATAGCCAGTGCTGCTCAGGTCTTCCGCGCTGACTTCGATGATCTCGATGTCATCGCTGCCGGCTGTGTTCGTATAGCCGGCTGCTGCCGCATTCGTCAAGGCACCGTGTGTATCTCCGGTGGTGATCTGACGATACGCGAACTTGATCGCGGTTGTGTTCGAGGCGCTGGTGTCGTCGCTGGCCTGTACCGTGAAAGTACTGGTGCCAGTTGTGCCGACGCCGGCGTGAACGATGAAGGTACACTTGCCGTATCCCTCCATGTTCACGATGTCGCTGTTGGTCGTGCCGGCCAGAGCATCAGCCACTGGCGACAGGCCGTTTACGATGTGATTTTGCTCACTGAATCGTGCGCTCATGTCACTTTCTCCTGGGGTTGTGGTTACGCTCTGACGGCGAGGTTGATGTGCGTGCTCAAGGTATTGCTACCCTTGAACGGCGTCAGCGCCGAGTTCAAATACGGCTGGCCGTCCACCTCGAAGATGAAGCGGAACGCGCTCTGCGCACTGTCGAACTTGAGATGCACCGACATGGCCTGCTCGATCCCGCCGCGCACGCCACTGACGTATGCGGAAAGGTCGGCCAGGATGATGTCGCCGGCATCGCCGATGGTCGGGCAATACTCGACCGGGATCAGCGGGCGGTTCTTCAGCGTGTCGAGCTGCTGGCCGATCAAGCCATTGGCCGGACGGAACAGCGGCACGCCGCCATTCGTGTCCTGGACGAGCGCCTGCAACTGCGGCTCGCAGTCAACATTCACCAGCCAGACCGCATTCGCCCGGCTGTTCGGATGCAACCGCGACCACATC